CTATTTCTTTAAGTTAAATATTAAAAATATTTATTAAAAAAATAAATTATAGATTATTCTTTAAGTTAAATATATAATTTATTTTTTTAATAAATTAGCTATCCAAAAATCCTAGATTTGGGTGTATTAATCAAAAATCTTAATATTTTTTAATAAAATTATATATAAAAAAATTTTTTGTATATAATTTAATGACATATTATGAAGAATTAATAATTAGTTCTGGTGGAAATAGAGGTTTTTCTTTAATAGGTGTATTAAATGAATTTTCTAAAAATTATCCAATAAATAAAATAAAATATTTTACTGGATGTTCAGTTGGATCTATAATTTTATTATTTTTAATTTTAGGATATAATATTAATGACTTAAATAATATATTATTTAATTTAAATTTTAGTTTATTTCAAGAATTAAAAATAATTAATTTATTTGAAAAATGTGGATTTGACGACGGTATAAAATTTACTAATTTTTTAAAAGCAGTTATAATTAATAAAAATTATAATTATAATATAACATTTAAAGAATTATTTGAAAAAACAAATAAAATTTTAACAATAGTTGTTACTAATATAACTAAAGGAATACCTGAATATCATAATTATATCAATACTCCTGATATGCAAGTATTTTTGTCAATTAGAATGTCTACAAATATTCCAATAATATTTTCACCAATCTTATATAATAAAAATTATTATATTGATGGTGGATTACTTGACCCTTTTCCATATAAATATAATAGACATATAAAAAAATCAAAAAAATGTGGATTATGGTTATTTGAAAAATATGAAATTGATTTTATTAAAAATAATAATTTTGTATTTATTAATGATATATCAAATTCCTTAAATTATATTATAAATTTATTAAAAATTATACATATAAATTATATTAAAAAAAATTATAAAAAAATACCAAATAATGTAATTTATCTTGATTTTAATTTTGATTTAAATCAAAGTTCATTTATAATAAATTTAGAAGATAAAATTAAAATGTTAAATATTGGTATTAATAAATGTAAATTATTTTTTTTAAAAATATATAAAAGAAATAGAAAAAAATATTTATCAAGAAAATATTTTAATATTTGGAATAATAAAATTAAATAATTATATATAAAATACTCTATTCCAGAAACAGTACTTTTTGTGAATTATTTTAACAATAAAAATATACGTAAAAATAAAAAATATATAATTTTTGATTTAAAAACCTGAAAATACTCTATGCATTAGGATAAGGATATAATGGATTTGTTTCAACAATTATTTTGGAGTCATTATAAAATGCATAGCATCTATCATCTTTTAAAAATTTATCCCATAATATTTTTATTTTAATACTTTTAAAATATATTGTACAAAGTAAATCTTGCCCCCATCCAGTATTTACATCTATTCTTTTAACTGTTAATATATTATCTTCATATTTATATTCAAATTTGTCTGAATAAGAATTCTCATCAAATTTTAAATCATCTATATTTTTATTTAAAAATATACTTTTAGTATTAGTTAAACTATTTCCAATAAATATTTTTTCTTTAAATAAATAATTATCATATTTATATACTTCAAAATCAATATATTTATTTATAATATTATATAATTCTTTACAATTATAATAATAATCATTAAAATTATTTTTTTTTTTAATCATATAATCTATTATTTCTCTATAAATTGGATTTTTAGGGAATGTACCTAAAAATCCATTAAAAATGTCTTTTACTTCTCTATTATTTGATGTAAAGAAACAATTACAATTTTCAAGAAGATTATCAATATTATCTAATAATATACAATCTGCATCCATATAAATTCCACCAGTATCATATAAAATACAATATCTCCATAGGTCTATTTTATGTGGTATTTTTTTATAATTATCAAATACATATAATACGTTATATCCCCAATTTTTTTTTAAATAATCTCTAATTTCTGTTAAATTAAATCTCTTATATTCAAAATCTTTTGGGATAAATTTATTATTTATATTTGTAATCTGGTTAGGTAAATCTATATCCCATGATTGATAAAATATTTTGGATATTTCCATTTATTTTATAAAATATAATTATATATTTATTTATCCGAATAAAATTAAATCTATTTTAATTCATAATTATAAATTTTTACAAGAAGGAATACGATGAATCTATTTATAATATTTACTAAATAGATATCGATCTTAATATTCTATCTCTATCAATAATCCATTTATGTGTAATGTTTAATTCTTTAATACAACATTCACATAAATGAGTTATTATTGAACGCTGTTTTTAACATATCTGGTCCTAATTCTGGATCTAATCCTTGTTCAGGTTATCTAATATTAACCATTTACAACAATTTTTTTCTAATCGGTATAAAGACATTGCAAAACAAATCCGCGTTTTTGTCCTCCACTTTGTGTACAAAGTTCATCAATAGGAATATCTAATTTTTCTTTCATAATATCAATAAACCATTCTGAAAGTTTTGCATATCTTTGAAAAGATTCAATAGTATCTTTTTTTTTAGAAACGTCGTCTAATTTATTATATCTATCCAAATTTTAACTCTTTAAATTCAAGCATTTTTTTATTTACTTGAAGAGTATTTATATAAAAACTAGATATATAAATCATTTGATGTAAAATAAACAGAACAGCATAAAGCCATATCTGATTACCAATTTTTGTTTCAAGTGTTGGAATCCATATCTCTATAAAAATATTCAAAAAAAGATTAATTAATATATACTCCATTGTTAATATGCAAATTATTTTATATTTATTGATAACTCTATAATAATTTGCATATTAATTTTTATTTATGAATGATATATTTATTATTTAATTATAAAAAATTGATTTAAAATAATTTAAATTTAATAGAATATATTATATATATAATATTTTCTATTATGGGAATTAAGAACTTAAAAGTTATACTTAATCAAAAATGTAAATTAGCAATAAATACCAGAAAACTAGAATCATACAGAGGTATGATATTAGGTATAGATATATCTATTTTTTTATATAAATATTTATATAATAATAATGACCATTTAGAAGGATTAACACGTTTAATATTAAAATTATTAAAAAATCAAATTACGCCTCTTTTTGTATTTGATGGAAAACCTCCTAAAGAAAAATTTGAAACTCTACAAAATAGAAGAGAAAAAAGAGATTTTATGAATATTAAAAAAAATTTAATTGAAAATTGTATAAATTTTGACAGATCTTCATTTGATATATTTAAAAATTATATTTTAAAATATGTAAATGAAGTAAATAATTCATATATTATTACTGATAAAGAAATAGAACATTTGTTCAATCAAACAGATGATAATCTTAAGAGAGATTATGATAAAATAAATAAAAAAATAATTTATGTAACACAACAGCATATAGAATCTTCTAAAAAACTTTTTGATTTATTTGGAATAAAATATATATATGCTCCATGTGAAGCAGAATCATTACTGGCATTATTATGTAAAAATAATTATATAGATGGATGTATATCAGAAGATATGGATATATTACCGAATGGATGTCATTTATTTTTAAGAAATTTTAATGCAGATAAAAATTATATTGATGAATATTGTTTAAAAGGAATTTTAGATAATTTAAATATTACAAATGAACAATTTATAGATTTATGTATATTATGTGGATGTGATTATACTTCTAAAATAAATGGAATGGGTCCAATTACTGCATATAAACTAATATTAAAATTTTCAAATATAGAGAATTTTATTGAAAATAATGATAAATTTATTATTCCAGAAAATTTTAATTATGTAAAAGCTAGAAAATTATTTAATTATCCGATTAGTGATGAAATTTTTGATAAAATTGATAAAACTACTAAAATGACAATACCTAAAATTAATGAATTAAAAGATTATTTAAAAAATACAAAATTAATAGATAAATATTTTAAAGAAATTGATAATAATTTAATGAATTATTATTTAAATATTACAGGTCTTAAATTATCTAATAATGCACAAAATGAAAAAAATAAAATAACATCTTATTTTAGTAAAATAATTTAAGTTTTTATATATAAAAAATGATAGCTAAAAATAATGAGTAAATATATTTGTTATAATATCCTTAAAAAGAATTAACAAAGAATTATGTCACATAAAACAGAAGAATCAAAAGATACTGTATTTTGCAGTTCCTGTAGAGACACTCAAATTTGCAGACACTGTAATGGAAAAGGAATAGTCATGTATGATAATTTCCGTATTTATTTAACAAAGTCTAAAGATTGTGAATGTGACGAATATTATGAAGATTGTATATGTCCAATGAAATGTGAATGTAATGGTAGCGGAGTTTGTGAAGATTGTGAAGATCGTATCGACTTTGTTACAAAGACAGTTAGTCCTAGACCTGTTAGTACCAGTCTCATTCAAGGTTTATTAAAAAGTTTTAATAAAATTTTAAATCATTTACACAGATTTTTAATAGTTGATATAATAAATCAATTGTGTAAATTTAAGATTTACACCTTTGCACAATTAAAACGCTGAATTAACAGAGAAAATAATACAAATTAGTAAAAATTTGATTATAACCCATTATGTGGAATGAGTATGAAGTTTTTATAGGTAAAAAGAATTATTTTACATATAGCTTAACCAATTATCATCGTAATAATTCAGACCTCTAATGAATAAATCAATATAGATTTCTTACTATTTATTGTTAATATAATTTATTATTATTTTAAGTATTTTATTTATTAAAATCAGAGTTTTAATTCTACAAAGATGTAAAAAATAAATAGATTTTAGATATTTGGAATAAATAATTTATAAAAATATTTAGATTTTACACCCTAATTGAGATGATACAACTAAGGATGATACAACTAAGGATGATACAACTAAGGATAATACAACTAAGAATAACGATTATTTAATCCTTTCTAAAAAAATTTTTTAATATGTTTTTATTTTTTGAATACATATAAAATAATATTAAGTAACATATTCGACTCCTGCCATACCTCCAGCTATATTTAAAATATTATAATTTAATGCAAACATTGTGATTATAGGATCAATTAGTTCATCTGAAATTTCAATATATAAAGTTTGGTTATCAATTCTACTAAAGTTACATGTTCCAGAAGGTTGAAAATCTTCTGGGCATGTTGAAAAACTATATACATATATATAATTATTAGGAATATTTGTATGCCTTTGATAAGGAACAACTACTCTAAAATATTTTGCTTCTTTTGTATCAAACAAATCTTGTCCTTCAAATAATATTTTTCCCTTTAACATTGGATCACTTCCATTTATATTACCATTTTTATATGATTGTGTTGAAAAGTTAAACCATTCATTTCCACCATAAGGATATGCCGAAAGTACTGATGTATTTTGAATGACCCAAAATAATTCTTTAACAGGATGATTAAAATTAAATGAAATATTTTGGCTTAAATCAGGAATACGTATCATTTTTGTTGGATTTGTTGGATCTTGTCTCAATCCATTTGATGTTAAAGATGTTGCATAAACTTGGACTTGTTCTATTAGATATTGGTGATTATTCTTTGCAAACATTTTTCTTTCATCATCTTCTAAAAAAATATAATCCATATCAAAAAAAGCCTGTGATATACTTAATGGAACTTTACTTATTAATGGTTCTCCATTTGTTGATACAATTAATTCTTCGTGTTTTCTAAATGTTACATTTATTCTAACATTTTGACTTTGAATAGCCACTAATGGTAATGATAATCCTATATTTTTACAAAACCAAAAATATAATGGTACATATAAATCTAATGCCTTATTATTATCTGTATTTACTGGATAATCTGATTTCCCAATCATACTATAATAACCTTCTTTTTTACAACAAGGTACAACTAAACTACTCCATATTTCCATCCATAATCCATATTGAGTATCTATTACAACACCGCCTATTTCAATATCAATTATTTTTACAATTGCATGTCCTATTGAATTTATCCAAAAATATTCAACTAAATTTTGTTGATCATCTGTATAACTATAACATTCTAAAGTAGGTAATTTTATTCTTAAAAAAACTTGATTTACTAAATCACCTATCCTATCAAATTGACAATAAACTTTTTTTCCAAAATTTGCTTCACCTGTAAAATATTGTGGAATACTTTGAATTGCAAAATTAGTATGACGTCGATATACTGCTAAAAAAAAAGTAATTTGAGGATTTCCAGTTAAATATATATCTTGTGCACCATATGCTGCTAGTTGTAATAATCCACCAGTCATTAATATTATTAATATAAATATTTTTTAAATTAATTTAAATATTATATTTTATCTATATAAGTGAGTTATAAAATATATTATCATTTAATAATATTTTAAGATTATTCATTATAAATTAATAATAATGAAACTGTTGCATATTTTATACTACATTAAATCATTAATTAAGTTGAAATATTATTTTATAAAAATATCAATTAAATTTTTAAATTTTATTGATATTTTTTTTATACTTTAACAATAATAACATACACCCAAATCTAATATTTTTGGATAGTTATTTTTATAATAATTTATCATATATTAAAATTTTTGTTTCTAACAAAAATGGATATAATGCATAATGCAAAAAATGAACCTAATTCTAACATTATTAGCAATATAACATGCAATATTGAAGAAATTGACTTAATTAAATTATCAAAGACAGAACTATTAGCAAAGTGTGAAGAGAATGGAATAAAAAAATGTAGATCCAAAAATAAAAAAGAATTAATTAATTTGCTTGAAAATAAACTTGTTGGAAAAAAAAATATTGAACGATCAGTAAAAGTAGTAAAAATAATTGACAACACTTATTCTGAAGAATTACTAAAGGAGCAATTTGCATTACATAAATCATATATAATCGGAAGAATAAATACAACAATAAAAATAGGTGTAAAAGTAAGATTGCCTTCTATACCAGAAGATATAAGTGAGAATATAGTAAAAACCATAATTCATAATAAATTAAATGATAAAACATCAAGATGGGATTGTAAAAAAGGCGATTTAGAATCACAAAAAGAAGGAATTCAAGAATGCAAATGTTTTACAAGTGATGGCCCTCTATCATTTACACCATCGTCTGACTGGGACGTAATATACTTTCTTGATGCAATAAATTGGTTAAAAAATGATATATTTATATTATATAGAATTTCATTAAAAAGAACATCAAAAGAATGGAAGAATATAAAGGTAAGTAAAACTCAAACTTTTGAAGACCAATCTAAACAAGGTCGTCGTCCTCGAATAACTTGGAAATCTTTACATCCCCAAATAGAATCGTATTGTAGTAAAGTTTATGAAGGAACGTTTAATGATATATTTATTCGTCTTGAAGCAATGGAATAATTCTATTGGCAATTAGATTTACAACTGGAACAGATACCGCGTTTCCAACAAGTTTATAAAGATTTGTATCACTTAAATCTGGTAATTTATAAGATAATGGAAACCCTTGTAGATTAAAACACTCTCGTGGGGTTAATTTGCGGATACCTTTTGTATCAAGAATAATAGGAACATTATGCCCTCCACCACCCATATTTGCAGTTAATGTAGGGCATTCACTACTTTTATTCTCTCTTACATATACCCTTCTATATTGATAAATTGTGTCTTTTTTCACTACACTTTCTTTTATAATATTCCATGTGCTTGATTTATCAGTATAATAGTACTTTTCTGGAATATCATTTTCAAAAAACTCTGATATTTTCCTTTTTTCAATCTTAGGGAAATCTAAAGTAAATTTATCAAATACATTTTTTGATTTAATACAAACAATATAGATTCTTTCCCTATGTTGTGGAATACCTGTAATATCGGCAGTATTTAGAATTTTATAGCATATGTTATATCCTCTTTTTTCAAGATTACTTTTTATGGTATTAAATGTTTTATGTTCATCATGAGATAAAAGATTTTTAACATTTTCTAGTATAACACATTTGGGTTGATGGTAATCAATTATAGATAATATTTTCCAGAAAACATTTGAACGTTTGTCTTTAAATCCTTCTTGAAGACCAGCAATACTAAATGGCTGACATGGAAATCCTCCTGTTAATATATCATGTGACGGTATATCTTCGATGTTAACTTCATTTAAATCTTTAAGTGTAAGTTTATGATTAAAGTTTTCATCATAAATCTTTTTAGAATGCTCGACCATATCATTCCCAAATACTACATTTACAGCATTTGTTGATTGGAATGCTAAAGTAAATGCACCTGTTCCTGCAAATAAATCAATCATTTTTAGTTTATCACTATTTGAATTAACAGATTGTGATGTAAAAATGTTATTTTTTTCAACAATAACATTTTGTAATTTAATTTTTGAATTAATAAGTTCTATTAATTGTGATTTATTTTTTGAACTACAATTTATAATTCCAAGTTCTTTACACTTCTCTAATAAATATATTTTACTCATTTTTGAAATATCAATTTGTTTTTCTATATCGGAAGTAGTATTACTTTTAGTATTATTTAATTTCAATTTTATTTTTAATTTTATATTTAATTCAATCAATTTTTTGTCTTCTGTTTTATCTTTTTGTATTTCACAAGGATTTGTATGACTAATGTGTTTGTCGTAGTTTGATTTTTGAGAAAAGGATTTAGCACATTTTTTGCAACTATATTTACCCATTTTAGTTATATAGTATATCAATATTTTATTCACATATTGTTTTAACTAAAAATACCCAAAAGTGTTTTTACTAAATAATGATAATTAATAAAATTATATTTATTTAGAATAAAAATTATGTAATAAATAGAATAAATGTTATGCCTTTTATACCTTTGAAGAAAACGCCAGTAACTTAAGGTTTTGTACAATATTATTGTTATTAATTATTTATATAAAATATTTTGTTATTGAGTATTATACTTTTTATCATAAAATATATTTGTTTTTAGTTTATAATATTTTAAATCATTTATAATTTATTTCAATTTTAATAATTATATACTTTTTATAATGGATTAAGATGTTTTATAATTAAGTATAAATGATTATTCTCTAATAGCATCATGTAATATTCGGGATTTATAAAAAATAAACTATCCCGAATATTACCTGATACTAAGACCAATATGTCAAAATTTAATTCATAATTATAAATTATTATATTTTATTGTCAAAATATCAATAAAAAATATAAGTTAAATAAAAAAATTATAAAATTTGACCAACAGGGCCAGGACTAGACCATATATTATAATTTATTTATAAATAAGCTTTCCAAAAATATTTTTTTAAATGAATTTTGTAATATCCTAAATTTCCTTTAAAAATCTTTTACAACCTGTTCCATGTCTAATGGTTAGAATATTTTTCTTTTTCCAATCTGTACCAACAGCTTTTTCACTCATTATATACATATCTCCTGGATTTAGATCAACAATTATTCTTTCACCAATTGGTTTTGATTTTATATACCATTGATAATGAATAGGTAAACTAATATATCCTATTCGAGCAGCTATTACAATTCTTCTTTCTGAATCTCCATGGAATCCAATGCCTGTTTTAGTTGTATCATAATAATAATTTGATTCAACTTTTAAATCTAAACATTTATCTCCTAAAATTTCTAATTTTTCCATAAACTTTTTCATTATAGGAACTTCATCAAAACCTATTATTGTACCCATACCTTTTTCATAGTTTGGATCACGATGTTCTTTATCAAAGCATAGATTCCACCGTGCTTTTTTATTTACAACACGGCCATACATAAATGCTTTTTTATCATATTCTAATTTTGTTTGTTCATCAAACATTTCAATTTGGTCATTATTTTCTAAAAAATAATTTACACCATTTTTTACAACTAAAATATATGCATTTAATGAATCATCTATCAAATCACATTTTGCTCTTTTCGTTAATGATATAAGTTCACATTCTATTCCTTTATCTTCCATTAATTTTTTAATATTTTCTAAATCTTCTTTTTGAAAACCATCTCCTACATTTCGTAATTTACCAATTTTTTCCATTCCTACATGGTTTTCAGCCATATCTCCAAAAGTTAATGTAATAAATTGATTTTTTGACATTTTTATACTAAAGATTTATAATCATCATAATATAATAATTTTAAATCAATTTTTTATAAATTAAATATTTCATAATGACCCATTTTAAAAATATCATCAATATCTGTTTTTTTAAAATATAAATCTTTTATTTTATTAATAACTCCTTTATGTGTCACCAATAATATAGTTTTATCATTATAATTTTCTTTTAGATATTCTATAAATTTTTTAATCCTGTTTTTTAATTGACGCTCATCTTCTAATATATTAAAATCTTTTTTATCAACAACTGATATATAATTATAATTTATAATTGATTTTAATTCAATATTGTCTATATCATTTAATGTATATACTATCTCATTTAAAAAATATGGATTATGCATATATTCATACAATCCATAATCAATATTTAATTTTACTCTTTTTTTTATACAATAATCTGATATTGTATGTAATGTTCGAATAAATAAAGAAGAAAATATAATATCTATATTTAAATCTTTTAATTTATCATATAATAATAAAGATTTTTGTATACCATTATCTGTTAAATCACTATTAAAACCTACATTATTTTCTCTTTCTTCATGTCTTAATAAAATAATTTTCATATATTCTAATATTATATATATTTTATATAAAATTCTATCAAATTATTTATCAAAAATATATTTTTCAAAATAAAATCATACCAATTTATGTTGAAATAAATATAAAGATATATTATAAATAAACAATTAAGATCATTATTAATAAAATTACCTATTGTATTTAATGTAAAAGATTTATTTATGAATATAAAAGGTCATATTGAAACGGTTGATGTACGTGGTGGTAAAGGTTGGTCTGTTCTAGTAAAAGATATAAAAATACATAATAATAATTATTCTAGAGATTTAGCTTGTGAATTTTTATTTCGTATAATAAATAATGAAATAATAAATGAAGATAAACCTTATCTATATAATATATTTTAACACATTCTAAAGTATTTACAAATCGTATAAGACATCATGTATATAAAGTTATTTCTAATGAAAATTTTTTATCATTGAAACAAAAATAAAGAATAGAAAATGATATGAAAACTTATGGAGTTATAGAGTTATATATAGTGATTGTTCTTCAGATGAATATGATAGTGAAGTAGAAGAAAGGTATAATAGTGATAGTTATGGATATAAATCATATATTTTTATGAAATTTATTTAATGGAAAATTATAAGTTTTTGATAATTCAATATCTTCATCAATAATATCTTTTAATAATAATATTACTGATCGTCCATTATCTGATTCAATTTTAATATATTTTTTTTTATTAATAATAATAGGAAATTTTAAAGCTTTTCTTAATGAACTTAGTGAATTAACATTTATTTCATTTACTTTTTTAATTATACAATTTTCTGTTATATTATTTAATATATTTACAGTACTATTTGGAAATATAAAAGAAACAACTAAATGTTTTTGTAATTTTTTTTCATTATTTAATGTTATATTTAAAAGTTTCATTATAGGTTCACCTTGATTAAATGAATTATTATAACATAAATTCATAAAAACCATTCCTCCAAAAATAATATAATCTATTTTTTCAAAAATATTATACATATGTCTAGAAGGAAATTTTAATGGTTCTAATTTTATTTTAACTTTTTCAAATTTTTCAGTTTTTATATCAAAATATTTTATTTCAATTTCTTCTGTATTTTTAAATCTATTTAATAAGTTATTAATTGTTAAATTTGCATCTAACCATTTATAATTTATTAATCCATAATTATCAATTTTATAATTATTTATTTCTGTAATTATTGAATTACTATTTAATCCTGCTTTTTTTAAAAGAGAACCTTTAAATAATTTAGAAATAATAATTCCTTTATTTACTTTACCATTTGTTAATTCTTTTAAAATTTTTTCATTTGTATTATTAAAATCAAATAATAAACTAGGTCTGTATATTATTTTATGAATAAAATCATCTTTTATAACTTTATAATAATTTATTGGTACAGCATAACCAATATTTTCTAATGATTTTCCTGTTAATTTTTTACTATTTATACCAATAACTTCTTTATTACAAAACATTGGTCCTCCTGAATTTCCAGGATTTATTGCTGAATCAGTTTCAATAAGATCTGAACCCTGACCTTTTATAATTCCTTCTGTATATTTTATATTATTAACATTTCTAGAACTTAATGTTGAACTTACTGGATATCCAACAACTTGAACTTTATTTCCTACATTTAATTTTTCAGAATTACCTAATTTTAAAAATTCTTTTGGTTTATAATCAATTGTTTTTAATAATGCTATATCAAAGTCTGGACATATACCAATTATTTTACAATGAATTTTTTCACTTGTTAATGATGGTATTTCAATATAAACATTTTTTGCAGAATTTACAACATGTGCACAAGTTAATATATGTCCATCAATATCAATAAAAAATCCTGTTCCTTGACCTTTATTAGGTTGTTCATATAAATATGGTAACTTCCAATTAATACTTATATCTTCTGCTATAATTCTAACAACACAATTATTAATCTTTGTTTTAAATTTAATATCTATATCCATATAGATTTAATGATATTTTTTTTCATTATTATAAATAATTATTATTTATAATAATTATAAATTTAAACTCATTTCCAATAAATCTTATATATTCATTCTTCTTCATCATCTTCATCATCTTCATCATCATATATTTTATTATATAAATTATTATTTGCCATTACATTATTTTCTTTTTCTAGAGATTTATTCTTATTAAATAAAATAAATTTTCTAATTGCATTATTTGTTTTTATAAATTTATTTTCATTATTCATATTATTCATATTATTTTCTCCACCTTTTTTATTTAAAATAAAAGATATTAAACTTTCTTTTTTAAATTTAGAAATAATTTGTATTAATTCTTTTTTAGTAAGTTTATTTAAATTTTTATCCATTATATTATTATATAATATTTTTATTTTTAAAAAATATAAATATATTTTATACAGAACAACATGAATAACTTACACCTACTTGAGGATTACCGACACATCCACCTGACTCATATTTACATACATCTGTTGTAAAATAATAATTATTTGTACCAAGCGAATTTGCACAATATTCACACATCCATTGACACCCAGTACCTTGTGAAACTGTAAAAGTAATACAATTATTAGGTACATCATATTTATCTAAATTTTGATAATTATCAAAAATTAATTCTTTATATTGAGCATTACTTCTAAAAATACTACATAAAATAAATAATCCCTTAATTATATTCATATATTATAATATAATATTATTTCTTTATATTATTTCTTTATTAATTTTATATGAAAACTTATATTATAATAATTCAACTATATTATATAAAATAAAATATATATCCTATATTTTATCTAGAATATTAATGAAATTATATAAGTATGACAATGTATTAACCAGAATCTTATGAAAAAATATTTATTAAATAAATATATGGTACTATATCGTGGCAGATCTTCTAATAAAATTTTATAAATTTATTTTATCTAAAAAAATATTTTTGTTAATAAAATAACAATAAAATAATTAATAAAGTATGAATTAAAAATTGACTGGATGGTTTTTCTAAAAAATTATATAATTGTAAAACCTGACTCAATACAAATTTTCATATATTCTACAAATTTATTTTTTGATTTATTTAAATTAGAATTATCAATAAAATTTTCAATAAATAATGAATAATTTATAATATCTATTGTTGAAAAACATGTATGTTGTAGTATTCTACATATTGTATTATTTTCTTGTTGTTTTTTTTTATAAATATTAATTACATATCTAGATTGCTCTATAAAACTACCTGAAATAAATTTATTAAATATTTTTAATTCTTCTTCATTTAATCTCTTTAATAATAAAATGAATTTTTTTTTGAAATTTTTAAATTCTGTATTATTCTCATCATTTTCATCAATATTTATAAAATTATTATTAAATTCCATTTTTTTTATTATATTATTAATATTTAATCTAATAACGATAAAATGACTTATAAAAAAATCAATAAGATCTTCATAGACTCTTTCTTCGTCATTTTCTATCATGTCTATTAAAAATTTTATATCCTCGTTATTGGAATCATCTTTTTCATTAAGATTATTACTATTAAAACTATTATTAATTAAATCTTTTGAAAAATTACTTTTTATATCAAAATTTAATACTTTTTTTATTATTTCATTATATTTATTATTATTATTCCTCAATATTTCATTTAATATTTTTTCTTTTAAAAAATTATCAGATAAATATATTGGATTATTATTTATTTTTGATATTTTTAAAATTTTTATTTTTTGTATATTATTAATATTTTCTATATTTTTTATATGAATATTATTTTTTCTATCAGTTAATTTTTTAATATCAATATTAAATTTTTTTTTTTTTTTTTTTTATATTTTTTTATTTCTTTTTTAATATATTTCTACTTATTTCTCTTTCAAATCTAATAATTAAATTTTTTTTATGTGATAATTGATATTTTAATGTTTTTAACTCTAATTGTATTGATTGTATATCATTATTTGATTTATTTGTTTTATTTTTAAATTCTATTTCTTTTTTATTTATTTCATTCTCTAATTCTATTTTTTCTTCTTTTATTTTTTCTATATTTTTTATTCTATTTGATTCATAAGTTAAACTATTTTCTGTAATTTCTCTAATTTTATTATTTATAGATTTAATTTCATATATATTATTTAAACTAATTTGAATATTTGTAAAAAAAGTTCTTAATAATCCTCCATAATTACTTCCATTTTGTCCTTCATATTTTATAGAAAACATATCTTCTAGTATTGAGTCTTTTTTATTAATTAAATCTATTATTTTTTTTAATTCAACATTATTTGAATTATTTATTTCATTTAAAATTATTGGTGGTAAAATATATATATAATTTGGAACTATATTATCTATTTTTTTATAATATTTATATGTAATATAACCAAATATAATCTTAGTAAATAAATTTTGTAATTTAATATATTCTTTTAATTTAATATTTTCTTTATTATCTATAATTGTATACACAATCATATTCATATTCATATTTATATTATTAGTATCAATAATGGGACATGAAATAATAAACATATATATATATTCAATGAGTTTAAAAAATGGAATTTCACTAATATCTATAGATAATATTATATTTTCTTTAGAATTATTTAATAAAGATTTTTTTAAACAATATTTTGTAAATTTTTCAAAATTATCTATATTTAAATAATATTCCATTAAGAAATTTATTATACGATCATCATTTGTATTTTCAAATGCTAATTTTAATGCTGTTTTACCATCATTATTAATTATATTAATTTTACAACCTTTTTTACATAAATATTTTACTATGTTTAATTTATCATCTTTATCATTATTATTATTAAAATGAATAATTGCAGTCATCACTTCATTGTTTCCAAAAATACTCTTTATATTAATTTCAGCACCATTTTTATATAAATATTCTACTATTTCCATATTTTGTGTATTTTCTCTATATTCATTCATAATTGCAAACATTAATGGAGTAATTCCATTAGTAGTTTGAGTATTAATATTAGCACTATTTTCATATAAATATTTTACTAAATTTATATTTTTAGTCATAATTGCATATATTATAGGAGTATATTTACTAAGATCTTTTATATTAATATTAGCTTCTTTTTCACATAAATATTGTATTATTTCTATATCTTCTATATTTTCTATTTTTGTATTTTCTACTTCTATATTTTCTATTTCTATTTCTATTTGTTCTTCTTTTGAACAATTATTAATAATTTCAAGCATTAATGGAGAAATACCTCTATAATTTACAGTATTAATATTAGCACCTTTTTCACATAAATATTTTATAATTTCTTTATTTCTCATTAAAATTGCAAACATTATAGGAGTATTTTCATTTTTATTGCCTAAATTAATATTAGCACCATTTTCACATAAATATTTTATAATTTTTATATTTTCAATTTTATTATTTTTAATATTTTTAATAGCTATTATGATAGGAGTATTACCTTCTTTATTTTGTATATTAATATTAGCACCTTTTTCACATAATTTTTTTACTATTTCAAAGTATCCTTTTCTACATGCAATAAATATTGCACTATTTCCATATTTATTTTGTAAATTAATATTACACTTAATATATTTTATAGTAGGAATAACCATTTTTTTTGAAATATATATTTTAGAATAATCACATAAATAATTTACTATATTAATTTTTCCAAGTTCACATGCAAACATTAATATACTATAGTAAAATATATGTGTATTATTTGCATTTTTTATAAAAAAATTATATTTTTTTATATTTTTATTTGAAATCTTAATTTCAAAAATTTGATTTAGCATTTTTTTTATTTTTTTTTTTTTTAATGATTGAATAAGTATTTCTAAAATATTATTTTCTTCAAAGTTTAATGCATTAAATATTGGTTTATAATTTATATTTTCTAAAGATTTATTAGAATTATTGCGATTATTTAAATTAATTGATATAAACTTAATTAAATTACTTGTCATTTATATTATTATAAAATATATTTATTAATAGTATATTCTAAATTTTTATTTTCGAAAAATTTTTTATTAAGAAATTAAGTTAAAATTATAACTTTATTAATAAAAATTTTTATTTTCAAAAAAATTTTAGGATGTATCTCTTATATTATAAATTAAAAAATTAATTTATAATATAATTCTTGAATAAAAAAGTTTTTGAAAATAAAATTTTCAGATGTAAGAAATATATTCTAAATAAAAATATAATAATTTTTATAAAATCTTGTACTATATCATAAATTATTAAATATTTATATTTTTAAAAATTTAATAAAACCATAATTATATAATATATTTTTATTTAAAATAATTATCATAAAATATAATATAAAGATGCCAGGTGGTATTATGCAACTTATTTTTCAAGGTGCACAAGATATTTATTTAAGCGGTAATCCAACAATGACATTTTTTAAAACAGTTTATAAAAGACATACTCAATTTGGAACAGAATATATAACCCTGCCATTTGATCCAATACCTACATTTACTCAAACACAGATGACTAAAGCAACATGTAAAATCGATAGGAATGCAGATCTTTTATTTGATACTTATCTTACGTATGATCTTCCAGCAATATATACCAATAATATGATACCATTTGGATGGGTTGATGAATTGGGTACACGAATAATTCAAGAAATAAGTATTAGATTAGATGGAACTCAATTAGATATTCAAAGAGGAGATTATATGAAAATTTTTACTGACTTAAATTATGGTTCAGAAAAAAAAGAAAAATGGTTAAAATGTATTGGCGGAGAACCATATATGCAAAATACTGGTCAAAATTTAAGTAATGATATAAATACTCAAACTTTAGCATTAACTGCACGACGTTTGTATATTCCTCTTCTTTTTTGGTTTTGTTTAAATAGTGGATTATCTATTCCACTTATTTCTCTCCAATATAATGAATTATATATAGATTGTACATTTTCTCCATTAAATGAACTTATTAGAATAGGATATCCTTTAGTATCACCTAAACAATTATTTGGAAATTATCAGAATAGTGATTTTAATATAACAATACGTGATTATTTTCTCTCTATAGGATTTGATCAAACAAATGTTTTTAACTATTTTACACAAAATAATTGGCAATCAAATACAAATCTATTATGTAATTATATTTTTTTAGGCGATGATGAACGTAAAATGTTTGCTCAAACATCTCATGAATATTTGATTACACAAGTTCAATTTAATTTATTTCAGGGACTAAAAGCAGGACCAAATTATTTAGAAACAACTTTTTCACATCCAGTTAAAGAAATTTTTTGGGTTTTAACAATGGATAACCTAGATCAAACAAATGATTGGTATAATTTTTCAGGAATACCTGAAAATAATAGTTTTCAGTATTGGCAAAGTACACAAGTTTATAATGGTTATCAAGAATATAATGAACCTTTATTAGAATATATCAAAAATAATTTTACAGATTTTGTTAATCAAATTAAAACAACTGCACTAAATGGTTTAACTCCTCAGCAGACACAAACATATTTTGGAAATTATTATAGTATTATGCAATCTGCTCAACCAGTTTTTAATAATAATGACAGAATGGAAATACAAGATCAAGATTTTTTTCAAAATTTACAAGCTTTCAAATATCATACTGGAGCATCTCAACAAGGAATTTATATTTTATCATTTGCATTAAATCCAGAAGAACAACAACCATCAGGAACACAAAATTTTTCAAGATTAGATTATCAAGAATTTAGAATTAATGTATTCAATACATATCCAATTGAAGAAAAATTTAATTGTTATATGTATGCAAGAAATTATAATGTATTCCGAATTATTGGAGGAATAGGAAGTATTGTCTTTGCAAATTAGAGTTATCTTCGATAAATTTTGCATTTGGATGTATCGTATGTTTCTTTTGAGATATGTTTCAATACCGTGTTTCTTAAACATTCCTCAGTTACTGTGAAAACAACAGAACTAGAAAAAGTTGTAAGCCATTTTCTTGGCTTGTTTTCGATTGTGTAATCTATATCACAATTAAAAACATATTTTCTACCCATTTCTTGTCTAGAATGTGTACGCCAAAATCTACAATTCAACAATACAGATTTATCAGGAGGTGTTTCTAGTTTAGCTTCGTACTCTTTAATTTCTTGTTTACGAAGTTCTTCTCTTTGAAATTCCAATCTCCTCCTTTCTTCAGCTTCTCGAAATAGTTTTTGTCGTTCTCTTTCATGAAATTCATAAGATTGTATATTCTTTTTAGAATTTTCACCAGCTCTCATTATTTTTTCATTATCTTCTTCAATTTTCTTTTCTAAATCTCTTTTTAGAGCTAACAAAAAAGCCATTATTAAAAATAAAGCTTACAAGTCTTTAAAAATATTTAGATAAAATACATATTTAGACTATTTTACTATCATTTTTTTATCAAATTACTGTTTCAACTCAAATATGTTTGCTACATTCAATGAAATATATCTAAAAATAGATATATCTATCGATAAATATAAAATTTTTATAAATTATTCAATGATCTACATAACAACTCTCTACTTTAGCTATACTATTTTCAACCTAGATGTATCATATGTTTTTTTTGAAACATGTTCTTTTACTTTGTTGAAAATTTCATGATACGGTATACTAAATCTTTCTGTTTGTAGAGTGAGAACTGTACGCCATTTTTTTGAAATAGTTTCTGTAGTATAATCTACTGTACAAATAATTGTATATTTGTACGAATTTCTATCTCTCGTAGAAATAGAAGAAACATTGGTTACAATATTACATTTTAATAAAACAGAGTTATCAGGAGGGTCGTTTTCACTATCAATACATTGTTCTTCTAAAGAAGCCATTATTTTAAATTAATAAATTCTAAAAAATGAAATTTGAACTTATAATAATATATTTAAACTTTATTTTTTTAACTATCATTTTTATAACTTCATATAAAATTGATAAAATAAATAATTATTTATATAATTATATAATAATTATATAATTATATAAATAAATATGGATACTGATTATTTTAATGCATCAGTTTGTTATATTGCAGGAAATATATTTAAAAAAAAATGGATAGATGTAATACATAGTATTAAAAATCATGAACTTTTATTTGGACATATATCACCAATGCTTGCAGCTTTTTTTTATATAAGTAATGAAGATAATGAGAAAAATGATGTTTTTGATAAATGGATAAATGAAAGACTTGAAGGAAAAACTCCTGAAATTTATTCAAATAAATTTCCTGATACATGGATTAGAGAAGAACTAGATTAAAAAATTTACAGTAATTTTATAAATATTTAATAAAAAACAAAAAATGAAAAACACTAGAGGAATGAGTATCGAATATCTCTTAAAATTTCGTTTTTGATCAGCTGTTACTAATAATTTAAAAGCTGATCAAAAACGAAATTTTAAGAGATATTTTGTGACGTATAGTCATGGAATTAACTCAGGGTTATGTTTTACCGACGATGCAACATTGTTTTTAAGAAATGAGACAAAGCTGATATGCCACATTGCCGGTCACCTATACCATGGGCATTTCGACACAGCACTAAGGTTCATTGGTATATATAATGAACTGTATGGTAGTTTAACACATTTGCATGCTTCTTTTTTCTCTATTAGTAGAGGTAATGCAGGAGAGCCATATTTTGATGGATGGTTAATAATGAATTTTGGAAGTAGAGATCTGAATCAATATAGACAAGAATATCAAACTAACTTTCCAGAATGGGTATGCGATGATGAAATTTAGGTCATATTCTTTATAAAAATTATAATAAATTATCTATTATTTCAATTGTAATATTTAACGGAAATTTTAGATTATTTATTTTATATTCAATATCTAATAAATTTTGATTATCATTTTTCATTAATCTAAGCAAATTTATTTTTAAAAATAAATCTTCTATTTTTCTCTTAATACTTCTAACACCTTCTTCATTTTCAGTATATTTATTAATAATATAACTTATATTTTCAGAACTAATATTTATATCATTATTTTTAAATCCTATATTTTCTAATAAATCTGGAATAATAAAATCTTTAACAATCTTTATTTTTTCTTTAATATTATAACCTTTAAAATGAACTATAGTCAGTCTATCCTTCAAAATTGGATTTATTAATTCAATATCATTATATGAAAAGAAAAAAATACATTTTGAAAAATCAATATTTATACCTGTAAAATATTTATCATTAAATAAATTATTTTGTGATGAATCAGTTAAATGTGTTAATAATCCTGTAATTTCAGAACCTTTTACACTATTACTAATTTTATCTAATTCATCAAAAAATATAACCGGATTCATACATTTACTTTGCATTAACATTTCAATAATCCTACCCCATGTTGCACCCTCATATGTGTAAGAATGTCCCTCTAAATCAGAAATATCCATTGCACCACTCAATGCATAAAAACAAAATGGTCTATTAAGTGCTTTTGATACACCATTTTTTACTAAACTGGTTTTACCTACACCTGGAGGTCCTTCTAATGCAATTATTTGTCCTGTAGAACATGGATTCGAAATCCATTGTGCTAATATTTGCATAATTTTGTTTTTTGCGTCATTTTGTCCATATATTGTTTTTTGTAATATTTGATAAGAATTAAATAAAAAAGTTTGAATTATAACCTTATTATCCTTAAATGAAACAGGCATATAAATATAATTATCAAAAGGAATTAATGATAATCCTTTGAACCATTTACTTAATTTATTATATTCACTGTTGGTTGGATTCATTAATTCAAATGCATCTATTTTTTGAATAATAAGTGACTTTATACTTACTGGAAGAGATGATAGCAAAATTTTATATCTAATTGGTATTTCTGTTTTATAATAATCATATATTTCATTTTCTTTATTCAAAATATTTATCTGAGTATCTTTATCTTGATTCTTGAAATATTCATCATATTTAGATCTCTCTATAATTTTATAATAATGTAAATCTGATTCACTTTTACTTCTTTTTCTTTTATTCGGATTAGACATATTATATTTTAAATATTATATTTTAAATATAAAAATAATAGTAAAAATAAATCAATTTAAAATTATAAATTAATCTTAAAAAATCTTGATAAATAATCTTTGTAAAAGAGTGAAAATGGAATACTTTGTTTTTTTACTACAAAATTAATACTAATAGCAATTAAAAACATATATTATAATTTCAGATAAAATTATAATATATCATTTAAATTACTACAATTGTGGAGAAGTACTTGTTTAAGTAAATTGTTCAAATAAAAAATGTGAATATTAACAATAATTCATATAACTAAAAAATATTTTTGGACTTTTTTTAAGAATTAAATTATAAAATATGTTAATTATTTAATAAATTTGTTAAAAATCATAAATTCTAATTAGTCTCAAATTAATTTTTAAATATAAATATTGATAGTATAAATAATATGAATTAATATTTATACTATCAATATTTATATTTAAAAATTGATAGTATAAATAATATAAATTAATATTTATAAAATACTATTAAATTATTCAGCCTAAAAATCTATTTTAATAAAGTAAAATGTCACAAGTAGATTCCAAAGATTGCAAAGATTGCAAAAAAAAAAATCACAATTTTGTTTTTAAAAATGGAGTTGCTACTTGCACCTTTATTAATTTTCGAGACGAATGTGGATATAAGTGTTCCCAAGATTACCATAATGGTCATTGTAACAAAAAATGCTTTAATAATCATAAACATTGTCATAAAATTATTCAGGGTACTGTTTGCGGTGTATTATTTAAACATGATCATTGCGATAAGTGTGGGGACGCCATTGTCGATAACTATCACAGTATAGATTGTAGTTGATTACTATTACATACATAGTAGACTAGGCCTTCTAGGCAAATTTTATAATTTTTATTATTTAACTTATATTTTTATTGTTTGAAATGTCAATAAAAATAAACTTTTCAAAAATCATAAATTCAGATGTATTTGATATCTGTCTAATTATAATATCTTTTATTATGAATGAAGAACAATGGAATGAATTTTATAACTTATTAAGAGATATATTGAAAAATAGTGATTATAGATTTGTAGGTTTAGATGCATTTAATGAAATTAATACTTTATTGATATTAGTATTTATAGAAGATAAAATAGATAATTTCAATTTTAAAAATCCAGAAATGTTAAAATTATCATATATATATAGAAATCTACTAGTAGATTAAACGTTTATAATTATTTATAAACTTTTATTGAAATTTATGAATTTATTTTTTTTTATATCTTCTTAATACATGACAATTAAGAATTTACATATTTAAACATAATATGTAATTATTTAAAAATTATACCAATAAATTATAAATATAGATATTGGAACTATTTTATTAAAATACCAACTAAAAATAAAAATTTGTTTTTTATTTTTAAAAAATATTCAATAAAATTTAAAAATCAATAAAATTACTAAAAAATAAAAAATAAATTTTAATTGTTATTATTAAAAAAATAATATTTTAATTTATACAATGATTTATTGCATTGTATAATAACCCCATTATCTAATACTTTTATATATATTTTTCATTTAAAAGTAATTATAAATTCCATTTAAAATCATTTTTATAAAAATTGAAGGTTAATTTTATCTATTTTTAAAATATATATGTTTTAATATAATAATCATGATTATTATATATTTTAAAATATATAGTGGTTATGACCCTCCTAAAAATCTTAATACATTTAAATATTGTTAGAATTTTAAAAAAAAATAAGAATAAAGATTGTAGCATTTAAGCCAATCTTAAAGGTTGTAGCATTTACGCCAATCTTAAAGTTGCAGTATTTAAGCCAATCTTTTATAAATTTAGAAAATATCTAAAGTATTACACCAAATCTTCAATTTTTGGACAGGTATTTTTACAATTATAACAATAAAATAATTTATTTATAAATAAATTATTAACATTAAAAAATTTATCATATATTAATGTTTAAAATAAAAAGTGTATCAAATTATAAAATATTTAATAATTTAATTCTTTAATAAAAGATGTCCAAAAATCCTAGATTTGGGTGTATCTATTTAAAATCATTTTTATAAAAATTGAAGGTTAATTTTATCTATTTTTAAAATATATATGTTTTAATATAATAATCATGATTATTATATATTTTAAAATATATAGTGGTTATGACCCTCCTAAAAAT